ACAGCAGAAGGCTCAAGGTTGTATGCAGAAAATGCCAATCAAGCTAGAAATCTTGAAAGACAACTGCGGGAATTAGGGGACAGCTATCGTCATGTTGCCGACATGGCAACCCAAGCCGCAACTGCTCAAGCCAGTGAAGCAACGGCTCGTGTTACCGCGAACTACATGAATCGCGGCATGGTGCGCGCACAGGAGCAGGCGCTTGCTGAGCTTGGTCAGCGTGTGCGTGCTGGTGTTGCTGCTACTCCGTTGGCGCTGCCTGCTGCCGGGCAAACTACAGCGCCCGGCACCGGACTGGAAATCAGTGGTGGCGCCCGAGTTGGGCGGGCGACGGGTCGAATTCAACGCTTCTTTTCTGGGTTTGAAGTTGGCGAAGCTCAAATTCGATTGCCGGGGCAGCCTCAAGGCTATGGTCCTCAAGCCACTGAAGAACAAGCCGATAGGGCAAGAAGAGCTGCTGTTACTGAAGCTGATGCAGTTAGAACTTCGGCAGAGGCACGCGCACGCGCAGAGCAGCAAATTCAGTCGTATCGCGCCGAAATCGCTAAAGCGCGCAGTGCCGACATCGGTAGCATTGAATCGACCGAGAGATTGCGTGGCGCAATCAACCAATACAGGTCAACGCTGCCTGGAGCAAGCGCAGAGTTCAGGAAATTAACAAAAGAACTAGGTGACCTTGATGTTAGATCCGAAAAACTGAGTCGCAGCCTTGGCCGCCGTCGCATGACTGGCATGCAGATGACCCAGGCCGCTGGTGCTGCACTTAGCGGCGGCATCTTCGGCGGACCTGAGGGCTTCCTTGGCGGTGCAATTGGTAGCGCATTTGGAGTAGGCGGTGCATTTGCTGGCGCTGCGATTGGCGCACAAGTTGGCGGATTGAGGCAGCAGCTTGGTGGATTTGCGGATTATGCAGCGCAGATCCAGAAGATGCAGATTGCCTTGAAAGGTGCAGCCGGCACCCAAGAGGAATTTAATCGTGCAGTTGCTGCAGCAGAGTCTGCGACTCGAAATCTGAATGTGCCGCAGGATGTAGCAATTCAAGGCATGACGCAATTGACCGCTGCTGTTAAGGGTGCCGGTGGGCAAGTGAGTGACGCTGAGCTGGTGTTCAGGAATGTCAGCTCAGCGATCAAGGCAACCGGCGGCTCAGCGCAAGACGTTGACGGTGCGATCACTGCAATGGTGCAGGTGTTCTCGAAGGGCAAGGTAAGCGCTGAAGAATTGAGCGGTCAGCTTGGTGAGCGCTTGCCCGGTGCCGTTACCAAATTTGCCAAGGCGAACAATATGACCCTGCCTGAGCTGCAAAAAGCTCTTGAGCAGGGTCAGGTTGGGCTGAACGAGCTGATGAATTTCATTATTCAGCTTGGCGGCGAATACTCAGGGGTAGCGCAAAAGATTGCAGCTTCCAGTCAAGATGCTGGTGCGCGCCTGACTGTTGCGTTCAATGAAATGAAAATCGCCGTTGGCGAGGCACTGCAACCAATTGGCGCGCAATTCCAGGAAGCATTTATTCCCTTTATTGAAAATATTACGCCAGCGTTGGTTAATTTGCTGCCCAAAATTGGCGATTTTGCTCTGTCTGTCGCGAAAAATCTTGATGTGTTGGCGGCTGCAGCTGGTGGTGCAGCGCTTGCGATGGGCGCATTGAGTATTGCGTCCATCAAAGTTGCTGGAACTGCTGGCTTGAGCCTTCTTGGAGTTGCCATGATGAAGGCAGCTTCAGCGGCTGGGGCTCTCACTGTTGCCCTTAAGGCTTCGTCTGTTGCCGCATTGCTGAATCCTTGGGTAGCGCTTGCTGCGGGTATTGCCGCTGCAACAGTTGCGCTTATCAAGCATAATCAAGCGCAACAAGAATACAATAATTTACTAGACAATGGAGCTGGTAGTACCGATGAGCTGAGATTAAAGCAGCGAGAGCTTGAGTCAGAAATTACTGCAGCTCGCAAAGCCCTGGAGGGGAGCGCAGATGGCATGGGCGCTACTGGCCGGCAAGCCATGCAGCTCAAGATGAAGATTGCTGAGCTGGAAAATCAGCTTGCAAGAATCAATAAAACTTTCACTGTTCGATTGAAGCTTGAAAGGGAAGGTTTTACTTTTGACGAAAAAGGTAAAACAGAGACTTTTACCGTTGCGGGCATTGTTTATGACGCAAATGGTGTCCCGATCCGCCGCGCAGATGGATCTCCTCTTAATGGACTTACCGACTTTTCCTCTCCAACCAGCGACAAAGCTGGCGCAGGCAAAACCAAAAAAGAACGCGAAAGCCAGCTCCCACAGCTTATGGCAGAGCTTGCCGTTCAGCAGCAAATTGCACAGATCAACGAAAAGATCAGAAACGCACAGCTTGCCGAAAATCAATTCTTGCAAATCAGGCTTGAAGGCGAACGCGAATTAGCTCAAATTGCCGGTGACATTCAAAAAATTGCCCTTGAGAAAATCCCCGCAGATGAAGCCAAGATTAAGCGCGAGCTGTTGATGATTAGAGCCAATGAAGCTCGCAAAAACACTGAGCTTAGGCTTCAGCAAGCGGAAAAGCAAAATCTTGTTGAAATTACGCAGCAATCAGACGATTTAGCGAAGTCTTATACGACTCAGCTTGAAGACAGGCAGCGCTTGCAAGAGTTAGTTGCGACAGGCATGAAGGAAGCACTTGCGCTGGAATATATTCAAATTGAAAACATGTTAAAGGTAGAAAAAGAAAGGCTAGAAACTCGCAGGGCGCTTCTGTTGGAAGCAGGTAAACCGGAGGAGGCGCAGGGAACGCAAGACCTAATAGATCGTTTAGGTAGTAAAGAGACGGGCCTAAAAGGCCTTGCCGCTGCAGCGCAACCGGAAGAGAAGGGCAAGCTTCAGCAATTTATTGAGCAGGCTGAGGCCGAACTAAAAGACCTCGAAGCTCTTGCTGTTCGCATTTCCCAAAATATCGGCAATGCAGTTGGCAACTCAATTGCGAATGGCATTACTGGACTGATTGAAGGCACCACAACGGCGAAAGAAATATTTGCTAATTTCTTGAAAGATGTTGGGCAAATTTTGATTCAAGAGGGCGCCAAAATGATCGCAACATATATTGCAATTGGTATTGCGAAGGCGTTTGCTGGCCTAGCTTCCGGTGGTGGCGGCGGTGGTGAAGTGCCTGGCGCACTTGGAGAAGCCACCAATACCGGTCTGGATACTGGCGCTGGAAATATCAGTGACATGCTCAGCGGATTGGCCGCGAAAGGCGCTTACTTCTCTGGCGGCCAGGCTGATTTCGCTCAAAACAGCATCCAACCCTTCGCGACCGGCGGCATCGTGACCCGCCCAACCTTCTTCAAATACGCCAAGGGTGGCGAAATGCAAAACGGCCTCATGGGCGAGGCTGGTCCTGAAGCAATTATGCCTCTCAAGCGTGGTGCCGATGGAAAGCTTGGCGTCGCAGCGAAACTTGATGGTGCAATGGGGCGTTATCGCCGCTCACCTGGCTCTGTTGGTGGGGCTGCTGGTGGTGGGACAGACTCAGAGAGCGGTGCCGGATCCGCCGCAATGCAGCCAATCGACGTGCGCTATAGCGTGGAGCGCATCAACAGCGTCGATTACGTGACCGCAGATCAGTTCCAGGCTGGGATGCAGCAAGCGGCTGCACAAGGCGCTAGACAGGGTGAGCAGCGTGCGCTGAACAGCTTGCGTCAAAATACAACTACACGCCGTAAGGTTGGAATCTAATGGCAGAATCACTTGCTTTTGCGCAGTACCTCACTTTGAAAAACTCAAGTGGGACCGTGCGATATAATTTTCAAAATTACTGGGTAAATGAAGATGCACCTAGTAAAAATAATTCAACTATTTACGGTTTTATGCCGTTTGTTTTTAGCGGAATCACTGTCACCAAGACTGGCGATAACCAGCCCGCTACACTGGCATTTCCAAACAATAGCCTTAGTCGCGGCTGGGCTGAAACTGCCGTGCAAGAAATATGGATTGCGCAGGTGCAGACTGTTCTGGTGAATCCAGAAAGTAAATCTGATTACACCGTGCTATGTGATTATGTGGGGCAGGTCATTAGCGGCAACTGGGACGAAGCAAGTATGCAATTGAATATGGCTTCTGTGCTCGATGCTGTTGGCGCTGACATTCCACGCAAACGTTTAACCAGACAGCTTGCGGGCAATTTACCTCTTACCAGTCGAATACGTTTGACGTGATTGATCTGATTGGTCGTCCCTACAGGCTTGGCGCAACAGGCAACGATGCTGATGCCGCCATCGATTGTCTTCACCTGGTCTTTACAGTACACGACCGTCTAGGTTTCTGGCATCCACCAACCAATCCAGCTTGGTACGGTGAAAGCAGAATACTGATAGGACGGGACATCTTAAAGACATGGCAAAGGATACGAGAACCCGTCTACGATGGTGACGTGCTACTGATGGCGCAGCCGCGAGTTGCGTTTTCTGTTTTTTGGAATCACGGATGTCTGTACATCAACCAGCATTTACAGGCGGTCGCATGGTGCCCGTTAAGCATGATCCAAAGCAGCCATTGCTTCCGTTCGAAAAGCGCCTGATAAACGAACTGGGACTTAGCGAGCAAGAATACAGACAGTTTTCTGCGGTAGTGCGCAGTAAGCCTTACATAAGACCGGCTGACTATGCGCACATTCCAGATGCAAGAAACGAAATTGGAACAATTATCGCAATCGCAAGCCTTGTAATTGGCTTAGCCAGTACGGCTGCATCTTTTTTGTTGTCGCCAAAACCTCAACAGCCAGATGCCTCTAGGGTTCGTTCGCGTCAGCTTGGTGGCAAAACCGGACGCGACGTATTTACTCCGACTTCTGGTTTTGATTCGCTGCAGGAGTTAGCAAGCTACGGAACAGCAGTACCAATTGTTTTTACTCGTCAAGAATCACACATTGACAGCACTGGTGCGTCATACGTTAGTGGTGGTGTATTAATTTCACCCTTGCTGGCATGGTCTCGTGTCCGCAGTTGGGGTACATATCAAGTTGCGGATCTTATTTTCATTGCTGGCCAAGGTCCAATGGCCAAGCCTGATTTATCTGGTATTTTTCTCGGAAATATCCCTATTGATGCGCTGTATTCGCAATTTTACGAATTTTATTGGAACGCTGGTTACGAAACGCTTGGTCCCGGCAGTCGGTTGCGTATGTACAACCTGCGGTATGGCGATTTTGCACTAAGAGGCGAAACAGATCGTGGCAGTAGCGATCAAGCGTTTGTTTGTCCAACAGCGCTAGGCAATGCACAATCGGGGTTTAGCGGAGCATTTACGCCTACATCTCAAACTCGATTTGGCGTTTTTAGCGGCATTCAAAACGGAACGGCATACAGACCAGATTGGAAGATTATTTCTATTCCGGAAGAATGGGACTCAGATCAGCGTGGTGATGCACGGGAAGAAATAAAAAAATATGTACCACGGTATTTACGTGTATTTCATCCTTACGGAAAAGAAGGGATGCCTGGCACGGGTGTAAATTTTGCATCTCGCATTGGCGTTATTCGTCATATTTCTGCAGCTACTGGTGTTGTCACAGAAATCGATCCAATATCAATTTATGACGGCGGCACCAATAACCCCAAGCGCTGGACAAACATGAAAATTGATGTTCCCGTTAATATTGACGACGAAATTGTTGTTAGTTTAGGCAACAATAGACAAGATAAAACACCATTTGAGAGCAAGGCAAATAACGCACAGCAAAAAGTAAAAGCAGATGATGTGCGAAATGCTGTTGAATCAAATGTTGCGCGTGCTGATCAAATTCTGCGCATTGGTTCAACTATCATGATTGGACGTACAATGTGGCAGGTTGTAAAGCGCGATCCAGACAAATATTACCGACCTTCATTGTCGACTAGAGGAGGAATCAATATACGACTTAAGTGCATTGAAGCTTGGGGTGAGGCCACAAGGAGAATTGGCATTGTTGCAAAAGATGCAATTAAAGCTTCGGACTACATTCCATATGCTGCCCCATTTGATGATATCGATGAAGCTTGGTATCCGCTTCTCAAATACGAAGCTGCAGTTGTTCAAAATACACGCCGCTGTGATGTAACTGAGATCGGCATTAAGTCTCGCGTTTGGTGCCGCTTTAATAACATCACCAATTTCAACACATTGCCTACACCATATGAATTGGCGGGCGGAAAGAAAAATAAAGATAAAAGCTACAATGATCGCAATGTTGTACTGCGTGAAGGAAAGTTAACAAAATACGTGCATCGCGTATCATTTTTTGCGCTTGATGTGCGACCGTCAAATAGCGACCCAGTAAGGGAAAATACAAACAACGACGGCTGGACTTTCCTCGGCCCTTACTTATTTGCCGTAATGGGCAACGCTCCTGTTGATATTTATTCGTTTATTCGTATCAAGCATCCAGACAGGGGGCAATACGAATATCGCTTTCGTCCTTTCAATAGCGCTTGCTTTGCGCACCAAGGTGATGGCGGCTATGAAGTCTTTAAATTAGATGGAGCCAATGCTGGCCTACGTGATCTAACAGCAGATGGTGGTCACCCAGATGGCTGGGAGACCTACATGGGTAAATTTGTTGTGTTTGCCCGTGGTGATTACATTCGTCCACGCGACTGGTATTACCACAAAGAAATGGCGGGTGATCCAAGTCAGATCGACCCCGACGATGATGGCGTCATCGATCTTTCACTGGCTGGATTTAATGTTGCCGGTGATAGCCTGGGCGATGTTAATTTTGAAGGCGTTCAAGCTGCAGAAAACACACCAACTTACGGCATAAATTCCCCAATCAGCAAGTACACATTAAGTAATATATTAAGTAGCGCATTGGGCGAGGATCCATATTTCAATAATTTACCCAATGGAACAATTAGGCGATTGAATGGTTGGACCGCAGAAGCCGCCGAACTTGGCAATCGTTCTATCGTTATGCAAATCACTTTGGAGTCTTATGGCGAGGCGCATCCAGCAGGACTTCCCCGTAATAAATGGTGGCGAGTTATTGAGCACAGTGTTACGTCAAAAAACGGCACATGGTCAGATGGTGATTCGTTTGTCAAATACACTCGCAACGTAGCCGGCTATCGGTTTAAGTTTATTTATACTTACAAGGAAAATTATGTATTAGAAGGGACAGAGACTCCTGCGACCCGAATGTTTCAGCGTTATAGCGGCATTTCGGAAGTGTCCCATTACAACGATTTGATTACGCGCAGTTGCGACGATGGTCCTGAGCACGAAGTTATTTACGTTAACGAATGCTTGGATGAAGATGCAATCCCTCAGTACAATAACTGTGCCGTTGCTGGCATGAAACTTCGCTCAACAGAAAACTTTACGCAAGTAGATCAACTTCGATGCCTTATGCGAAATGGTATTGATGTGGAGCGTTTGACTGAAGGAGGCATTGGACCCAGCAATCTATTAACTGACTTGTTTTGGTATCTATGCACAGATACGGATACAGGCGCTGGGGGGATTATTGATAGGGAATTAATTGATCGAGATGCTTTGATTGTTACTGGTAATTTCTTGAAAAACAATAATTTATTTTTTGATGACGCAATCAGCGAACCAACCAACTTGCGCTCATGGCTAGCCAATGTCGCTCCAAGCGTTTTGTGTAATACCACGCTCAAAAACGGACGCTTTGCACTGGAGCCTGCGTTGCCATACACAGCCGCTTACAAAATTGACGGTGTTAGACCAGTAGCAATTAGTGCAATGTTTACTGATGGCAACATTATTGAAAATAGCTTTTCTGTCGACTGGCTAGAGCTTGAGGAGCGAAAAATGTTTCAAGCTTCTATTGTCTATCGATGGACAGGAATCAATAAATTCCCCGAACAACGCACGCTAGTAATGCGCTACACCACAGATGGTGAAAAACCTATTGAAACTTTTGATTTCCCTCACATTAGCAGTGACGATCACGCCCGCAAAGTTGCCAGATACTTTTTAGCAATTCGCAAGCACGTTACCCATAGCATTACTTTTAAAACTTTGCCATGGGGTTTGCAGCTTGCGCCTGGTAACTTTATTCGA